CAGTGTTTTATCACCGAAAAGAAGTGTTCCTTGTCCAGGGAGTGAAACAATAGGATTTACTCTTGCTTTATAAAGAGTATCTCTATCAGCTTGTTTTGGATTAAATGCTAGTTTTGTTACGCCTAGAATCTGTCCTCTGTTCAATCCTGCAGGGCTAAACCATGCGTCTGCGACTCTATCTGCATTTGCACATAATCCAGCTTGATGTCCTGAAGCACCAATATATCTGTATACATCGTTATATTTGTCGTATACATAAAGTGCTGTAGAATCACAAGCTACATATGATGTAGATGTAAGTGCGTCTGCAAATGCTTTAACATCAGCAGCAGGTGTTGAAGTTCCAACTGTATCTTCAATTGGAGGAGATACGAATCCCATACAATCTTTTCTAGCGTTACAAAGTGTTATAACTTTAGATGCGATTGTAGATTCACCATTTGCATCAGGTGTTGCAAAAAGTAGATTTACATCCACTGTTTCTGCATCAGCAAATAGATCTAATCCAGTTGAGATTTCTCCAGCAGTTGGAGCATTATCATCTGTACCTCCAGAGAGAGATGATTCTAGTGCGGCTCCGTTAGTTGTAAAGGTTGAAGTACTAGCTATTGTTGAACCAGCATCAGAAAGGTTTGTGTCGTGATCGGACCACCAAATATAGTCAGAGTTATTGTTAATAACATCTTTATAATAATTAGTTGTTCCATCAGCTTTCTTCGCATCTGAACCTTGTGATACAAATGCAAATGTTTCTAATACTTGACCTGGTGTACCTGAAATAGCTCCATCCTCGTCAATGACTGCAATGTGCAATTCATCATCAGCAGAAGATTGTCCTAGATCTGATGCATAATCAGAAGTTCCAGGAGCAGCTTCGAAGCTTGAAGAATATGCCCATCCTGCGAAGTCAGTAACTCCAGCAGTAATCATTGAGACTTTAAGGCTATTACCTAATACGCCAGGGTATTTAGCTACCCAACTACCTACATCTAACTCGCCATTTGAATAATTGTCTTCATAATGACTCTTATTCTTAATGAGTTGTCCTGCTCCATCCGAGGTAGAGTTTAAATTACCTGTTGCAACACGGACTACTTTCAGTGCGTTTCCATACTTTAAGAATGACGCAGCTACTAGAAAGTATTTAAAAGTATTGTTGTCCGGAGAACCAAACTTTCCTACTAATTCATTTTCTGAACTAACAGTACTGATTTCTTCTACTGGACCCCAATTGAATGAGCCTGCAAATCCACCAATAGATGTTGAAACTGCTGGGACTACATTCGTAGCATCGATTTCTTTGATTTCGACGCCAGGTGATACTAAAAATGCCATCGCTTTGTCCTCTATTTTATTGAGTTAGTTAATAAGTTACACATAATACGAATATTCAATACATTTATTTATAAATAATCATGTTTCATCGTTAATGATCTGAATCATCATTCCTTAATGCAACATCACTTACAACAAATAATCTATTCGGATGTACTGATATATTGAACTTTGTCATAAGTTTTCTGTTTACTAACATCTCTGACGCAGTATCCTTTTCAGATAATCCTAATTCTACTGTATATTTCCTATTGTTAAATGTTATACCATGTTCTATTACTGGTCTTCTATCAAATTCTTTTAATCCCCTTTTTGGCTCTGATATGTAAAGGATTTTACTTCTAAATTTGTTTCCATTCTTTTGCCATATTACACTGTCACCCTTTATTTCCATATTGTCTACATGTAGCATTGTTGCAGAAGCTGAGTTACCAGTATCGAATTTAGCTCTTATAGGATTCTCTTCCATCCCATCTAATATAATACTTTCGATATATCCAACCTCTTGTCTCATAAGAGGTCTTCTTCTTTTTTCTTCTGTAAAGAATAAAAGTACATCAGTCAATATCTCTATATCAGATATTTTTCTAGTAGATTCCCCTGTTTCTAAATCATATCCCATAAAGTGTGATCTTATTCCTGGGGATCCGTTTACTTCTAAAACATATAATTTATCACCAACCTTTGCATGATCTACTCCACAGTATGAGCATCTTGTTGCTCTTGCTGCAGAAACTACTAATTGTTTTTCTTCGTCCGAAAGCTTATAGGGTAATGTTTTAGCACCTAAATGAACGTTATTGCGGAACTCGTCTGAATCCTGCTTTACCCTTTCAGCACTTCCAATAATTTTTCCATTTACTAGTAAAGTTCTTACATCTGATTTTAACTCCAAATACTCTTGTAAAAGAACATCTGCATTAAATTTCCATAAAGACTGACAAACAGAAACAAGAGAAGACATATCATTTACCTTTGATACACCAACGCCCTGTGTTCCTGTTAAGGTTTTTATAATAACTGGGAATTTACCCCCGATATTTTTATGGGCTTCTTCAATACTTTTAACATTGTTTACAATAGAGGTTCTTGGTATATTAACATTTCCCCTTTCCATAGTAATAGCATTTGACATCTTATTATCACAAAGAAGCATACTTTCTAAATCATTTATTAGGAAAAATCCTACAGTTTGTAAAGAAGAAACCAAAGCTTGAGCTGTTAAGGAATGCAGAGCTCCAGCTCTTACAAAGATGATAGTATTTTCTACATTTAAAGTAATATCTTTATCCTCACCATCTATATTCCGAATAGTTACCTCTCCAATTTCAATATCTTTAGATGATATAAAAGCTTCATCAACTTCTACCATCGTACTTTTCATACCAATCTTCTGAGTTGCATCTTGGATTAAATCCGCAAAAGTTCCCTCTTGGTCTCCTTTACCCAATATAACAATATGAAGATCCTCTATTTTTACTGGCTCTTCTTGTTTTTCTTCTTCTAAAAAGTTATTGAACAACTTCATATACTTCTCTTCCATTCCTGTTCTAACCAGATGTTTCCATCATCGTCTTTACTATATTTATGATCGTTATACGGTGCACCTTCAATAAAACCAAAAGGTAACATATCATCTTGTATTGCCTTTAATCTTTCCCTATAAAGCATATCTTTCATATCGATATTTGTTAAAGTCTGAAACACATCAGTTGTTGTAAACCAACCAAATAAAACTAGGTTCATCATCAAGTCATCATGGTTTGGTGCTTGAGCTGCAAAGCTATTACCAACTGCAACAAAAGTACTCATTTCAATAATGGTTTGGGAATCAACTATCTTAATTTTTTTCTGTTCTACTAAATCTTTTATACTTGAACACCCAATTCTTTTAACCCTTCTGGTCATTGTAGCGCCCAAAGCATTAGACTTCACTGTAGATTCCACAAACATATTCTCATATTCTAAATCATAATATAAACCATTACACACGACAGAACCCTGATCATTACTCTCTACAATCACGTATGCTTGATTATAATTTGTAGCATACTTGTATATAATATCAGGCATTAAAATCGGAGATATTAGATTGTCTCTAAAGGTTGCAACCTGTTCAAATGGATTTGTTGTAACATCTATAATATTAAAGGTTGTGTAGTCCTGTCCTCTACCCTTCGCTGTATCCACGCACATCACATATTCGTGATCCTCTATCGGTGGCTTATAGATATACACATTTTCTTGTATAAATTCCGGTTCTATACTTTTTTGTGCTAATAGATGATTAGAAGCTATAAGAGTATTACCTCTTCCATGGAAAGTATTACCAAACTCTTGTTCAAACTGTAATTCAGATGTATTAGCAATTGTCGACTCTTTCCATTTTTCATCTCTTCCTGGAACGTCCCACCAATCTACTCTAAAGTTTTTAAATTCATTTGTTTTTTGTACGGCACCTTCCCAGATTTTATGAAATACATTTCCAACACCATTAGCAGTAGAACAAATTATAATTTGTGTATCTTTACCGGAAGTAATTACGGGATAGGTAGATGTATAAAACTGTGCATCGTTTTCAACAAATGCAAACTCATCCAAAAATAATAAGTTAATGGACATACCACGAATTGAACTAGCTGATGTTGCATTAGCTATAATACGGCTATTATTACTAAACTCAACACTACCTTTATTTAAGGCTTTACATCCTGGTTGTAAAAACATTGGTAAGTTTTCGAGCGCGAGCGTGATACGGGCGAGCATCTCTCTCGCGACCGCGCCCTTGTTCGCGAGTATTGCTATAGTTTTTTCTGGATGAAAACATGCATACCATAGTAGATAAACAACAGATGATATTGATTTACCACTTTGTCTACATGCTAAAACAATACTAAATCTGTTATCATTAAAATGTTTAAACATATTTTGCTGATAGGGATATAACTTAAAATTAACTAATCCTTCATCAAGGTTAATAATCTTAACATACTTTTCAGCGAAGTATGCAGGATCCTGCATACACTTTTGATATTCTATAATATCTTCTTTAGTGAATTCTGTCTCTACTCCATCCCTTTTTACATTAGGATTTCCTAGATAACCAAATTCATTATTCTTGGTTCGGCGTGGCATCTATAACTTTTCCATCATCTTTCTTTAATAACATCCTTTGTAGATCTGTAGTACTTCCTATAAAGACGTTATTATTTGTCACTCGTTTAGATTCTTCTGATTCCTGTGTTAGATCTTTTTTCTGTTTTTGAAGATTCATCAACTTTTCTGTAGTATCACCTAAGTGTTTGATTGTTTGTGCTACTACTTCAAAAGCTCTTGGATGCTCTGATTCACGAGCTAATTCTGAAAGAACATCTAATGATCTAGTTCCTGTTCTAATTAAATCTTTATATGTTGCCCTAGAAAATTCATAATCATCTTTGATGTCTTTGTCTTCTAAAGGTCTGTTTTGAATATTTTGTGGTAGATTCTTTTCCAGACTTTTGGCCATATTTTTTTTCTTATCCATTATCATACCTAACTAATTGTAGTGGTAACAGTATAATTATCATCAGCATCGGCTGATTCAGGATCTATGGTAATATCCATATTTTCTAATATTTCTGCTCCACCTTTATCATTATTAAAATCAATATTAATTTCTTTAATAACACCTGTCTTGGAAGTTGGTCCATAAAACTTCATTTTCATTGTAAAGTTTAGTTGATAAACTAGTACTCTTCTCTGGGTAAACTCTCCTTCATACTCATCAGATATTTGCAAATCTCCTAATATAATAGCAACATCTTGCTTGTGGTCGTATCCATCAATTGGCTTGATAGTCACACTATATTCTGGCGTAAAGTACGGGAGTATCTGTTCGACTATCTGTAATCCATCGTCTTGATTTTTTGCCATAATATAGAGTGACATACCAATATCGTAAGAAGTAAAAAATTTAACAGTTTTCTTTTTAGAAGAATCTGAAGAATCTATTTCGTTTACTATTACAGTTCTTTTTGGCAATTTTTGACTAGTGTCTATAGCTAAGCTAGTCATTTCAAATGCCATTCTAGGAATTTAATAG